CGACGACTACGCCGGACGCTCGCTCACTGCTGCCCAATGCCCGCATCGACGTCGTCGACAACACGCGCTTCAAGTCGTACGACGGCGAGGTGGTGGGGCAGAGCGGCTTGACGCTGACGCTGAGCCAAGATGTGGCCTTTGCGGCCGGCCTGACGCACAGCATCCTGCTGATGCGGCGCGACGGCTCGCTGCAGAGCATCGCCTGTACGCCTGGCGCATCGGCGAACCAGGTTGTCCTCCAGTCGCTGCCGAGCGAGGCCGTGGTGACGCGGGGCGGGGTAGACGGCATTCGGACGATCTACAGCTTCGCGGCCGACAGCGCGCGCGGAGCGATGGCGTATATGGTGCAGGAAATTGACCTGTCCGATGGCGACTACGCGACGATACGGGCGATCAACTACAGCGATAAGTACTACCAGATGGACAACGCGCCGGTCCCGGCCAAAGAAATCATCCTGAATTAACTGAGAAACTCATGCGGCCAATCAATATTCTTGATCTGAACAACGCGCAGCAGGACGTGACGCATATTGCGGAGATCGCGACCTCTGCTCAGGCCACAGCGGTAGACAGGCTCGGGCAACGCAAGCGCACAATCTCCGGGGTTGTTGCTGACGCTGCTCTTTCCGCCGAAACGAAGGCGGGGGCGGCAATGGCGGCAATCCAAGGGGTAATTACCGATGCTACTTTCGCTGTGGAAGCGGCTGCGAGCGCGTCAATGGCGTCGATCGGCTATCAACCACCGGTGGCATATGGAGCAGGCATCAGCATCACTGCTCGCACGCAGACGGTCTCCTATGCTGGACAGGTCTTTGGGCCGAACCTTGCTGATATCCCATTCACCACCAGCGGTACTTTTGAGTCGACCAAATTTCGCCTGATCTCGGGCGTGACGGCTGCCGACCTGGCCGCTGCAAGCGGCGCGGCGTTAGTCGGCAATGGCGGCGAGTCCGTCAAGGAATCCCTCGACGCCCTGCAACTTCCCGACTACGCCGCCCTGCGCGCGTACAAGGGGCCGCGCAAGAGCGTGTATGTGACCGGCGTGCTGGGCACCGTAGAGGCGTCTGGGATTGCGGGTACGTTCGTTCTCAAGGGACAAGGAGCGCCCGCGTCGGCTGACAACGGCGGCACCGTGATTGTCGGCGCAAGCGGTCGCATCTGGAAGCGCGTAATTGACAACTCGCTTAGCGCGGACTGGTTCGGGGCATCCACGTCCGCAAGCGCTTCAACAAACATCGCGGCAATTCAAGCCGCGATCAAAGATGCTCACGCAAAGGGTGGCATGACCGTCACCTTGTCTGGCGGTGACTATGAAATTAACGATACGATTCTCCTCTACTCTGGCGTCCGACTGAAAGGCCAGGGGCTGCGTGTCACGAAAATTAAATTGGCGAATGGAGCCAACATTGACATGCTTCAGTTGAATCCTGTTGCGCATACGGTGCGGGGAACGTGCGCTGTGGAAGGTCTAGTATTCGACGGCAACCTGGCGAACAATACCAAGGGCGGCATATACCTGAACTGTAACCTTGCTTCGTACATCAATCCGCTGATCCTTATTGAAGATGTTGAGGTGCGCAATGCGTCGCCTGTCACTGGCTCGACGCTGTACGGCGCGGTTGTGATCGAAGGCGGCGAACGCAACGGGCGAGCCCGTAATTTCCAGATTTACAACTGCCTTAACGCGGTCGGGCTGTGGCATAACGGATCAGATTGGGTTTTTCACGAGCTTTATGCTGGCAATAACGGTTCAGGCACCGTGGCAGCGGTGGGCGGCCAGTATTACTCAATGATCTTCGGGCCAGGACAGAACAATCTAATTTCGAACGCTTACTTGGGCGGCAATCTCAATGGCGACCCATTCGGCGCGGTGACTGGTTTTGACCAAGTATGGATTCGGAGCGCGCGCAATAACCGTTTCGTCAACTTTAACATCGACACGTCAGGCCGTTCTGGCGTCGTGTTTGGCAAGCAGGAAGGGTTCCCTGATCCAACCGGAAACACGTTCGTAGGCGGTCAGATCAGCAATAGCAGCGCGACCCTAAACAATGGCTACCCAGCGGTAAACTTTGGCGCGTTCGGTGGTAATGGAAACATTTTTAGCGCAGTTGATCTCTACAATTCTATGTGGCCGAACAAGCCTAGTCATGCAGTCAAGGACGTATCTGGGGCCGGTGAAAATCTGTTGATCGGCTGTAATTTCGATACCAATTGGGCGACAGGAGTTGATGGCCGCTGGTCTGGATCATCGATGAAAATTACGGGCTGCGTCGGCTTCGCTGGAGGGAAAGCGTTCGCCCCGACGCTCGTGGCGTCGGGCGGTGGGGTTGCCTCGTACAACAACCAGACCGGCTGGTGTATCAAGGAAAACGGTATGGCCCATTTCCACGCGTACCTCAACGTGGCTGGGCATACCGGAAATGGCACCATGAAGATTGGCAGCCTGCCGTTCACGGCGCGAAACACGCCCGCGCTGTTCGCTGCCGTGACGATCGGCTACGTTACTAACCTAACCGTCCCGGTTAACAGCGTTTTAATGGCGCGCATTCTCCCCAGCACCAATGAGATCGAGCTTTACACGGTGAGCACGGCTAGTGGTCTCGCCAATGCTACGCCCCTCGCGCTCGATACCGCATTTCAAATCCAGCTTAGCGGCTCTTACCCGGTTTAATCATGACCATCGCCATTCCCTACACCGCCGCACCAGCGGCGTATGAGCTGATGCGCGCCTGACGGGCGTGCACGCCCACCAGGCCGCGACCAGCGGCTTTTTTTACGCCCAATGAAAAGGCAACCATGAGCAAAGTAACCGCGCCCGAGCTGACCAGCTACGCCGGTGGCGCCGTATCGATCGGCGCATCCCTGACCCTGACGCAGTGGGGCGTCGTCGCCGGCATCGTCACGGCATTGCTGACGTTCGCCCTGAACGCCATCTACATGTACCGCAAGGACCGTCGCGAGCAGCGGCAAGCCGACCTGGCTGAACGGGAGAGCATGGCCAGGCTTTCGAGCCTCGAGGTGAAATCGTGAGCCGGGTCCGTATGCTCGCTGCCGGGCTGTCGCTCAGCGCCGCGGCGTTCGTGGGCATTCTGACGTCCGAGGGCTATACCGAGACCGCCGTGGTTCCAACGGCGAACGACCGGCCGACGGTGGGCTTCGGATCGACGTTCCGCGAGGACGGCGCTCCTGTTCGCATGGGCGATCGAATCACGCCGGTACGAGCGGTGCAGCGTGCGGCAGCCCACCTGTCGAAGGAAGAGGCAGCGTTCCGCGCCTCAATCCCAGGCGTCGCCCTGTATCAGGCCGAATACGACCTATATATGGACTGGACGTACCAGTACGGCGCCGGCGCCTGGGCCAAGTCGACAATGCGGCGCGAGCTGTTGGCCGGCCGGCACCCGCAGGCCTGCGCGGGTCTGCTGCTTTACAAATTTTCGGGCGGCTATGACTGCTCGACGCCCGGCAATCGGGTCTGCCCTGGTGTGTGGGCGCGCCAAGTGGAGCGCCACCGCAAATGCATGGGGGCGCAATGATCGACATCACCATGACGAAGTACCGGCTCGCCGCCGGCGTCGCGGCGCTCGCCCTGGCGCTGGCCGGCGCGGCGGCTGCCGGCGCGATCGTCAACGGCTGGCGCCTGGGCGGTGCGCACCAGCGTGCGCTGGCCAGCGAGATCGACAAGCGCATCGCGGCCGAGCGCAAGCTCGACGACCAGGTCGCGGCAGTTGCCCGCCTCGGCGATGCGAAGGCTGCTGCCGACGAGCGCCGCCAGGTGGCCGAGAAGTTCGCCGCCTCCGCCATCGCACGCACCGGAAGTCGTGCCGCCGCCGTGGCCGCCAGCCGGGCGCCGGACTGCAGCGGGGTGATGCGCGAGGCCTGGGAGGGCTGGAGGTGAAGGCGCTGATCCTGTGCCTGCTGCTGGCCGGCTGCGCGACCGAGCCGCAGAAAATCCTGATGCCGGTCGCGGTCGGCTGCGTGGGCGCGGTGCCGGCGCGCCCGGTGGCCACCTTCGGCGCCGGCGCCTACCCGGGCGACAAGGCGGCCGCGCAGGCAGCGCTGATCGACGGCGCCGCTTGGGAGGGCTATGCCCTGCAGCTTGAGGTGATCATCGCCGGGTGCCCAAAAAAATAGGAGCGAGGCGGGCCCGGGCTGCCCAGGCCCGCGCCCACCTGATGGCGGCACGACGTGTCTCGTCATTCTCGGCAAGGATGAACCGGTCGAGAGCGAGGGATGACCTGTAGCGCGCATAGGCGCTGGCAGTGAGAAAACGTGATCGCTTCATGTCGCCAGTCGCTAGTGAAGCGTCTCGTCCGACCAGGTCACCGCGAGGGCCTGCTCGACCACCACTTCCTCGGTCATAGCCTGAAATGGAAGTTCTGG